GCTATCTCGCATAGGCGGCAGCAACGCTATCGCAGGTATGAAAGGCAGGGACGGAGGATACAAGGGAGGCAGGCCAAGTAAAAAGCAAGAGCTTTCCAAGAAGGCAGAAAAAATATTACTCTGCATGAAGTCCGATATGAATGTCCGCGCCATAGCGCAAGTTGTTGGCACCTCGCATCAAGCAGTCAGCCAAATTATTAGTAGATATAATCTAAAGGAGTTGGCTAATGAACAGTCTTAGCTTTGCTTTTATTGCTTTCCTACCCTTTGAATCATGGGATGACTGTCAAGAATTTGTAAAATTCCATGACCTGCATGGATTCCACGATCAGTGTGTTGGCGTAGATATAAACGGCAACCGCACCAACTACGAACAGGAACCAAAGCTTGCACCAGACTGGTCACTCAGACCAAAGGCAAGACCGCCAGAATTGGAGAAATAAAATGAGTTGGAGACTTAAAATGAATTTCTCTGGCAAGAAGCTGCGTAAAATTCGGGTATCAAAAGGAATTAGTCAAAAACAAATGGCAGATGATTGCGAACTTAACCAATCACTTATTTCTAAATATGAAAGGGGTGATATTTTAAACCCACCGCATCATGCCGTTAAAGTTATGGCTGATTATCTAAACGTCGATCCAAACGAATTTTATGGTGCAGACTTTAAGCACAGGAAGGCAAAGAGCAGCGATAAAACTCAGCGCTTAGATGTCCACGTTTATTTTCATTTTGATCTAGACTACATCAATTCAAAATGAGGTCCATCAATGAAGGGGCGGCGACCTTGAGAACGGCGCAAGTCTATGTAAGAGTTCATCGCCTCTTCCATTGTACCTTCCCACTCCATAACATTTGGGACAGACCAAGCAGCACCCCAACGCAATTGAACGGAGTGAGCTAACGCACCCCTCTTCATTGCATCAGCGATGTTATCATAGAGAGGTAGTGACCAATCCACATTGCCGCCAACATAAGCAAAGAGATCGACGGCATGACAGAAGCCATCCTCTTGCCGCAAGTGTTTGCTCTTCATTGTTTGTGATGCGCCCTTAGCGACAAGAGCAGCCTGTTCCTCCTCGGTTCTCAAACCAATTCCAACACCAAAGTCTACATCAGTAACGTCAATCGCAGCCTTCACCACCTTGACCAGATCAGGGTGAACACCACGAAGACGAGACAAACTTCTATCTGATAATTTAAATGCCATTACTTCCTCCCAAAGAATCTAGTTGCTGACCTAACGCCAAAACTTGCAGCGACAATAACACCAAGTGTGTATTGATACCAGTCAGGCATAGTCTCCAAAGCAGCGAAGCCATTGGCAACAATGTCCCTGCCAGTATCGCCAAGGAACACAAGCACCAATGGAATACTAAATAAAATTGTTAGCCATTCGTCCTTCCAAGAAGTCTGAGAGCCTTGGGCCATGATCCGTTCCCAGTCAGCAACGGAAGTTTCTTTACTAAGCATTATTTTAGCCTTGGCCTCTGCTTCAGTCAGCTTCAGCTTGGCTTCGGCAGCTTGCTTGTCTGCCTTCCCTTTTAACCATCCCCCTGCAAGCTCTGTGAGGGGGGCTATAAGCGCTTGTATCATTTCTGTGACTCCTTACCCATCCAGATGCCGAAACAGCCAGTCAAAGCGCCCATGCACACCGATACAAGCCCAGCTTGGGCATTGGTCACTTGCTCTGGCGGGATGGACATAAACCAATGCACAGATTGATAGGTCAGAATGGTGACGGCTATCATCATAAGTCGGGGTACAATCTTCCAGTCGTCTATAACAGTGTGTGCCATTTATATCCTCCCTGTTACGCCAAGCAAAACAACAATTGCAAAGCCAGTTACTAATGTAAGAATCAAGCCAACGCTGCCCCATATAACAAGGCTTTCAAACCTTTCAGCCTTTAGCCTAGCTTGCTCTTCTTCACGTTCTTTCTTTTCACGCCGAACCCTAGCTCTAATAGCTATTAAATCTTGCCAAGCAGAGTACCCACGCAAATGAATTATTAACTCACGCAACTCTTCCTCTGCATCCTTTGCTTTCTGCAACGCAACAAAAGTCTCCATTGCGTTTTCGTCTTCACCAGAAAAAGCACTGTTCTTTTTCTTATTATGCTTATTGCGCAGATCATCTACGCCATCAAAGAACTCACCAATCTGCTTGGTGACGTTTACCAGTTCCTGCCCTGCGGAAACTGCCGCCTTGATTGCGGCGAAAGCAGTTAGGGGATCAACCATTATTAACCTTGCAATGTCATCCGCAAGAGAAGAACAATAATAAAACCAGACGTGCCAATAACTACAGCCTCTAGTCGCTTTACTCTATTGAACAAATCTCTGAATTGGATTTCCATTTCCGTTTTAATAGCCACGACTTCTTTCTCCAATCCGTCGATGCGATGATGTGCTGATTGTACTGTTTGCTTCATTATTCTGCCTCTAGTGCGTCCAATCTAGTTTCGATGTTAGTTAATCTTTGCTCTGTGGCCGCGCCAATGAATGACAACAACTCAGGATAACGGATACCCTTTCTGTTACGTTCTGTTGCGCCTTCTGGTGCTTCGTCTGCCGTGGCGAAAGTGTCTATTCGAGTGTAGGCTTCTTGCGCTTCTATGCCGTTTTCTTCGTCAGCTTCAACAGCCGCAACTTCTGTGCTTGTTTCCCACCATGTCGTGCTAATAAAGAACGCATAGTTCCCTGCATCTAGGCCTGCGTCTGACATGGCAGCTTCTACTTCTTGGGCAATGACACCTGTGTGTGTACGAGCAGCGTCACCTTTAGATGCAACCTTGTCTTTCCACTTGAATGTTTTAAACAGCTTGCTGATGGATTTTGCTGCGGTGATTTCTGCATCTGTGAGTGATGCAATGTCTTGCTTTTCATTGCGGTCAGATGTTTGAATTGTGCCATTGGTCGCATAAATGTTGTCGAACCGATGGTTGCTAAGACCTAGATTAACGTAGTCGTCCTGTGATGTTGGGCCAGAGGGGTTCCAAGGTAGGATGGCCTGTGAGCCACCTGCAAAAAGAAGTCCTGTAGCACTGTTCCCTAAATATAAATCACCGCCGTTGTCAGTACCAATACTCCCCACAGTTGAGCCGTCTTTGCGTAACTGTACGATGTCGCCATCACTGCTTTTGCGGTTTAAAAATGCACATGCGTCATTGCTTACAGTGGCAACCAGTTCACCTGTAGATTTTAACTCTGCCCCTACAGTTCCGATACCTGTTGAAGATTTCCCTACCAAGAGATTGCCACTGCTGTCTATTCTGGCCCTCTCCGCACTGTTCACACGGAAGCCCATGTAATTGCCACCATGATAATAGGTTAGCCCACCAACAGGGGTTGCTGTGGTATCATCTGCAAACCAAATCCATTGCTCACCGCCCGAGCTACCACTTAGCTGAATGGCAGCATGGTCAGCGCTTTCAACGTGCAATTTGGTGTAGCTGTGAGGGTTTGTTACGCCAGATGCGCCGCTGTAAATGTGGGCTAATGCGTCAGGGCTGCTAGTCCCAATGCCAACGTTTCCACTGCTGTCGATGCGCATACGTTCTGCTGTTGTTCCAGACACACTGGTTGCAAAAGTCATATCGTAAGAAGTTCCATACGTATCGGAATCAATCACATTGATTATAGCTTGTGTTCCAGTACCTCCTGGATTAGAAGCATCGTTTGATTGCCACTCAATTCTTCCCAAAGATTCGCCAGCTGAAACCGTCGCGTCTGGGTTATTCAAGCGTATAACAGCACCGCCATTCGTTTTTGAAATCTCAAGTGCTTGGTTTGGACTGCTAGTTCCCACGCCTAAATTGCCATCGGATGAAAGGCGCATCCTCTCGTTGTTTCCAGTATAAAACTGCATAATGTCGCTGCCATTTGCGCCCAATGCAATTCCTGTGTCGGCATCTGAGATACCAAACAGTTGGTCAGTTTTAGAACCTACTGCACTTGTCTCAAATTTCTTTGAATTGTCGAAGTATAAAGCGCAACCACCGTTTGACTGCATGTATGCTTTATACTCAGTACCGGCGGCGTTCATAAAGTAGGTGGTGCTATCGTTCTTAACGAATAAATCCCCAGTGCCACTATCTACGATATGTGAGTTATTGGAGTCGTGAAATATTTGTAAATCATTTGAAGCCCCAAATTTAGCTACATCGCTATCGCCAAACGAAATGTCACCTGTGGTATTTACGCCGTTGAACGTGGGTGTATTACCAGTGCCAAGCCCAAGGTTAGTTGCAGACGTAGCTGCGTTGTTTAAATCAGACAGGTTGTTTGTAACTAGCAATGCGCCAGACAAAGAGGCGTAAGCTGCTACCCATGCAGAGCCAGTATAGACCTGCATCGCGTTTGCAGTTGTATCATAGTAGAGCGCACCAGAAGCCAAGGCGTTTCCATCGTTATCAACGCTAGGCGCTGAACTCTTTGCCCCAAGGTATCTGTCATCGAAGCTATCCAATGAAGCTAGGGCGCTGTCTCGAGCAGCTTCCGCAGCCGTTTGTGCTGTTGCTGCACTGGTAGCACTGGCCGCCGCACCTGTCGCAGATGTCGCTGCCTCCGATGCTTTAGTCGTAGCAGTTGACGCATTTCCAGACGCACCTTGGATTGCTGAGATGTTAGTCGCGTTTGTGTTTACGGAAGAGATGTTGCTTGCTGTTGTGTTTACGTTTGAGATTGAACCTGCAACCGTGGTTACATTGCTTGCCACACCTGCAACCGTTGTGATGTTGCTGCTTATTCCTGCAAGCGTGTCCATGTTTGTGACATTGCTCGATGTGCCGAGCGTATTCATGTCGGAAACAACATCAGACGTTCCAAGAGTGTTCATGTCTGAAACAGCGTCAGATGTCCCAAGCAAGCCAAGCTCTGTGGTTTTTCCTGCCAAAGCATTAATGTCGGCGGTATCACCTGCAACTGTATTAATGTTTGTTGCATTACCTGCAACTGAAGTCACGTTAGATGCGATACCTGCAACCGTAGTTACATTCCCAGAGATTCCTGCAACCGTTGTGATGTTAGAAGAATTAGACGCAGCAGTTTGAATAGCATCTGTTGCATCTGTTCCATCTTCAATGTCAGCTAGTGTTGCAATGTCAGCCGTAACAGCAGCAAGCGTACTAACGTCAGCAATCTTTGGCCCTGCTTCCACAGCACCAGTGCTAGCGTTAAAGCCCATAACCGTACCTTTGCGACTATCAAGCGAAGGCAACTCCAAAGAGGGCGCAGTTTCGTGATCTGAGACTTGGATCGCACGACTTGCTTGATCCTCAATGTCAGCGACCATAGCCGTAAGAGTATCTAACTGGGTGTTAAGCGCAGCCCTATTAATATCTGCACCTGCTGAGAAGTCAGTAGTGCGTTCAATAGTGGTGTCGCGTGTAATTACCACAGTAGAGCCGCCAGTCGCCCCTGTGACTGACATCGTAACAGTACCAGTTGATCCGCTACCGCCGCTTACAGTGTAATGTGCCGTTAGGGTTTTCTTTGTCCCATCCACATAGACATTCAAATCTGCGTTCTCAAAGAACTCAAAGTTGACAGTAAATGAAGTCTGCGTTGCGCCTTGAGCTACAGCGTAGCTTGCTCTTGGATTGTTGTTGGAAATATCTATGGTCATGTGTCACCTCTTTGACCTGTTTTCCCACGACAAGGCAAAGAAGGGCAACGCACAAATAGACTAGGACAAATTACTGCGACCAAGCGCGAGTCATTTGATTCATCTCGTCTTTCCAGAACCACATTCTAGTAAAAGGAAGATTCCTAAATACATTCTTAGCGCCCTCACCATAATCGCCAGAAACAAATTGAGCCGCACCTGCTCCAATATCGTAAGTTATAGATGGCCCTGCACCTGCAAGTCCTGTGATTGCATCAGCCATACTTGGTTCTTGTGGAAACTTGGGGCTTAAGTATCCATTAGTTATATTTGGTCCACCAAGCGCCAAGCTTGTATGCATAGAGGTATAGAACAAATCACTGTAAAGCGCTGTTAAGCCGCTTGAGTCGTAAGACCTAGCAAATCTGTCCCTCCATTCCATTTCTTCCCAAACAAAATCTGGAGTCTTTGCTTTAACAGACAAGTAACCCAAGCCAAGCATTGCTGCAACACCAACAACTCTGTTCTTCATTTGACCGTGAGCCATACCGCCAACCATCTTGTTTACGTTAGCAAGGGTATAGCTGTAGAATTGAAACGGCAAAGCCATGAAGCCATTCTCAATGCGAGAGTAACCTTTATATCTTTTGTCTTCCGAGTAACCAAACTTCTTGGCAATACGATACGGTACAAAAGCAACGCCATCACTGATAATTGGTCTATCCGCAGGGGTTGCCATCATAATTGTATTTAGGATTCCAGTGTTTAGTGCAGCGCGAAAATCGCCAACTGTTTGCTGTCGTACTTTTGATTGCTTTTTCCACTCAGCAAAAGCCAGTTCGTTAATTTTGTTTTCGTATCCAATAAAACCTTCGTTAGTTTCCTTATTAAACCCAAGGTCTTTTGCTCTAAACCTTGTGTGCATAATCTCATGCAGCATAACAAAGTTAGACCAAGATTTAGGTGTTTTAAAAACATCTTCTAAAGGTTTAATCCCTTCTCTTCTAGGATTTAACCAAACCTTGTTTTCAAAAAACTTGCCCTCAATGTATTCTCTATCAAAGAAAATAGTATTTGATTTTTCATTATATCTAGCAGGAACATATATGCTTTCACCATTTGCTCCTACACCCTGTGTGCCAACAGGCGATCCATCTTCTTTTGCTTCAATAATATTAACGCGCTTGCCATCTATTTCTGGAACATAAATACTATCAAGCCATTGCTCAGTATTAGCTAAAATCAATCCACTATCAGATTTTTGCCAAGGCGCTTTTGCTATTTCTAAAGCGGCTTCATCATTAATGCCGTTTCTTGCAAGCCATGTTTTTTCAAACTCTGTTGCTTTACCTTCTGATAGCTTTACTGAGCGCTCAATAATTGTATGCGCTCTAGCCATGCCATCAAGCATTTTACTAATTTGCGTAACTGGCCCTAGTCCATTTAAAACATAGTAAGCATTTCGAGCTTTATTCCACAACTCACCTGCGTCTACATTGTTTGCCATGTCATCGACTAAGCGAACATGAGCAGTACCCTTAACAATATCAACAGATTCGCCACTCATGCGAGTTTCCGCAGCAGACGCAGCCAACACTTCTTTATCAAGCATACCCTGCATGGCTTTCACCATAACGCCACCGTCATGCTCCATAATAATTCTGCCAAACTCAGGAATAGCAGCAGCCCAAGCACCGCCCATATAATTTAAAGAAGCAGCTTCCTTCATTATGTATGCTGTTCTTTGACTTAAAGCTGATGGATTGTCTAAGACCGCACCTGCAATTCTATCGTACAGAATCATAAAGTCTTTCATGTCTTTATTAATCTGATCCTCAGAGAAGCCCTTGGCAACCATGTCTCTTCTTAATTTATAAACGACATCATCAACGTCACCGCCAAACTGCTTTCTAAACTCAAGTCGTGGAGCAACTCGCGCAGTGTAAGTCTTCATAATTGCAATAGGGTCTTGAACAATAAAGTCCCAGACTAATTCATTTGGAATGTCTACTTGTCTGTGGCGAAAGTGTTTTGATCTTCCATAACCAAAGCCAATGTTAGCTTCATCTGTAGGGTTTTTGTCGCCAAGAATTGTATCTATTGTTTCATTGACACGTTTTTCTATAGAACCCCTGTCAGTTTTTAGACGAACTAGCCCCCATTTATTATTCTGAAACATCCATATTGTAGGGTTCTCAGAGTAGTGCTTAAACAATATTTCAAAAAGCTCTCCTCTTCGGGCTTTGATTGCCCCCATATCCCAAAAGCGAGGCAGGAAGTTATCTGTTAGTTCTTGCGGCTCATCCCTAAAGGCTTGCAAGCTAGCTTCAAGCTCTGACTTCTGCCTTTCCAAATATCTTTTTCTGCTTAAGTCTTCTTCACGAAGCTTTGCAAATTTAGCGTCACCCCCCATTCTTGCTAGAGAATCTTCCAAATCAAGAAGCTGTCGCTCAACAGACTTTAGACGATTGGTTATTGATTTAGTTGACCCAATCAAACCAACATCGTTTAACTCACGCTCTGCTTTTTGAAAGAACTCGTCTACAATCTTAATGCTTCTTTTTTCAAGATCACTAAGGTTGGTGTCTTTCTTAGTTCGCTTTTCGTTTATGCGTCTAAGCCAATTACCATAACTGTCATCTCTGTTTGTTAGAGAGCGCCAAGCAAGAACAGGATCAATGTCAAGCCGAGATGTATTTGACAGACCAACATCCTCACGGAACAAGCGAATAAGCTCGTCATGCGCTTTAACCCACTGGCCATTCCTTGCAGAAGCTCTCTGATGCACTGAAAGGGGGCTAGCAAAGCCGAAGGTGTTCATTACTAAGTTGATACCTGCATCACCTGCTAACCTTACTGTAGCCTCCTTTATAGAGGCTGTGGCTTTGTTTGACTGTATGATCCTTTTAAACGGCGTAGATACAAATTTATAAAAGCCGCTATCAGTAAAAACATTATCAGCCATCGACCACATCTTGCTTTGGTCAAAGCCATCGCTTTCAAGCTTTCTTATTGCATGTTCTCTTTTATGCAAAGAAAGCTCTGCGCTTACTTCTTCTAGCTGAATCTCTGTTGCCGAATGTAACTGCACCTCTTCTGGCGCCGCAACAAGCTGTTGCTGCTTTGCAGTAAGCTCTGTTATTTTTTTGTTTATATCTGATTCAGCCACCTCAGATAGCGGTCTAAGTTCTGGCGAACCTATTGTACCAAAGTCATCTGCGCTAAGTTCGCTAGCATATTCTATTTGCCTTAACGCTTGGGCTTGATTCTCAAGTGACTTTTTTATCTTTGTGTAAGCAGCAGCGCGTTTGGTGATAGGGATTGATACAGCCCCACCCATCGCACCGCCAAACAAAAATGCACCTGCTACATTTACTGCACTTTCAGTGCTAGTTTGCACAGCATCATATGGCTGTATTAAAGCCGCCTCAACACCTGCTTGAATTGCTGCTGTCCCTGCGCCGACCCTAAGTGCTGACCGCCCTATGCCCAATGTGGGGCCACCAAAAGGCAAGGCTAAGAAGTTAAGAGGATCAAACAGACCTGCGCCAAGCTGAGAGATAAATGAAGATTCGCCAAGCACTCTGCGTCTTTCAAGAGACTCATTTATACCACGTTTCATCTCAATCATATGCTCTGGACTAACAGCGCTGCGCAACTCCATCGCGTGTAAAGAATACTCGCCAAGGTCTTCTAGTGGATTATAACCTTCTTGCCTAACAGTTCCAAACCTGCGCCTGTTTTGAAACGCTTCATATGCAGGGTCATATGTATAGCCGAATGATGCAGACAAAGTATCTGAGAAAGAGGGTTGCCTGTAGTCTTGAGGGCTTAACTGGTCAAAGTTGCCATACCTAAAACTGTTTGGATTAACGACCATTACTTAAAAACCCCTTTAAGATAGCTTGAACTTCTTTTCTTATAATCCTCGCCATCATCTTCTCTGATCGTTACATTTTCATTTTCTATTTGGCTTCTAGGTATAGATGACAGACTTTCGCTATCTACCCTAAATGTACCGATCTTTCCTTTTATTTTTATTAAATATGTTTCGTTCGTTGGGTTGTTGTAGATAGTCATAGAAGGGCCAAGGTCTATAGGCTGTGGTTCTGGCGGCGCTTCTGCTTCTGGCGCATCGCCTGTTAGCTGTGCTTCTGTATTGTCCATGCTAGAGAACTTACCAGTTAGCATCCTGTTCACATCTTTTATTGGCACTACGCCTTGACCAGACAGAAGCATGAAAAGCTGAGTCGCTTTAGCAAACTCTTCATTGACCTTCAGCTTTGAAGAAGATGGCCCTAGAGCCTTATTGTTGCTTATATCATAATGATTTTGCATTGCTTCATAAAGAGCAGCAAATTCAGGTGTTGGTGTAACGCCAACTAAATCTTGCTCATTGCTGTCAGTAAGATTAGCAAACACTTCTCTTTGCTCATCGGTTAAACTACTAAAGACATTTATATCAATAGTGTCTTTTATTTCTGATATTTTTTCTTTTAGCTGAACGCTGCGGGCAGGGTATAATTCCCTAGCTTCTTCCATCCGAGACATTTCTTCGGCTCTAGTAACAGCCGCTTCTTCTTGGTAAGATTCCAAAGCCCTTATATTTTTCAAATACTTTTCTTCTTTGGTGGAAATAAAAGCAGGGACAATAAATGTCTCAGTGATGTTGTCACCGTCATAACCTCTGTATGTCATTACATCAACAGAGTGTTCATACAGAGAAAACTCTCCATCATCCCCTTTAACCATAACGCCGTATGTCATGCCTGTGTCTAGGTTTTGCCCAACTGGTCTAAGCTTAAACTCTTTAGTCGCCCAACCAAAATCTTTATCCATTAAGTGCAAATCTTTTCTTACTGCATTAAGAAACATTTCCTGCACTTTAGGATCGCTGCTTAATGTAGCAGAGAGAGGGTATATTGTTTTCGTTTCACCAAACTCAGGCAAAACATTTTTGTCTTCAACATAAAGTGCTTCTGCTTTCTGCGTTACATAATCTTTTAAAGGCATGTCTATTTTGTTTGCGCCACCGCGATCAGCGAACCAAGCAAAGACAGATGCCTCCAACATTTCTGTCATCTTTGTATTTCTTATAGCAGCGCTTATTGGAGTATTTTCATCTGGGCCAGTTAAGGATTGAAGGTACTGTAGAGGTGTTGCAGTCTGATTTTTTGTAGCTGTACCTCCTGTTTCTTCAGCAGCATATTGAGCCAACTGAGAACCCATTACTGTAGCAAAGCCCTCGCCTCGTACGGTCTCTTTATAAAAGTCAGCAAACTGCTTAAACTGCGCCTCATTAATTGGTGTATCTGATTGCTGTTGATATGAAGACATTAAGTCCCAAAATGCTTTAGTATTTGCATCTAAAGCAGAGTGACTATTAGAAAGGCTTTCTATTCCGTTTCTGTCAATTTGAGTAGACGTATTAGCATAGAGAGACAGCAATCTATTCATCATCCCTGTTGGGACATTGCCATTTGCGGCTTGGTCAAGGAGGCTAACAAATGACTGTGGAAGAACAACTTGGCCTACGGCTTTAAAGCCTTGATCTTGTTCGCTAGAAGAAACTGTATAGAAATCATCCTTTAGCTTAAGAACGGTATCTATATGCTCTCTATTATCCTTGTCAGAAGCATCAGCCATTCCACGACCAATATCAGAGTTCAACTTATCTATTTCGCTCAAAGCTGTTCTGTTTTCTAAATCTTTAATTTTAGCTTGAGACTTATTATTTGCTGCGGTTGTTAGCGTTGATTCATCGCCAAGTCTTCTAGCCTTGTCTAAAACATCACGAACATTTTCTGGCAGTGAAATGCTAGGCTTTATTCCTTTAGCATAAGCCGCCATAGCCTCTGCCATTTCTGCTGTTGCCGCAGAGTTTATAGCCAATCTTATATACGCTGTTGCCGCAGCATTATTAAGAGAAGCTTTCTGCCGTTCTATTACTTCCTTGTCTGCTTTAGAGCTTTCTATATTAGACATTGTTTCAGCGTAAGAAGTGTTTACACCATCAACGTCAGAACCTGTTCTTATTGTGCTGTCAATTGCTTCGTTTACATCTCTGTAAAGCTGAATCCCTGCATCATTTTTTATTTTATTTTCTTTAAAGGCCACTTCATCTTTAAAGCCTTCAAAAAAAGTAATCGCGCTTTTCTTGAGACCAAGACCAGTTTTGTTATCTAAAAGCACTAAATCTTCTAAATCGTCGCGTAGGTTATTTGGTATCCCTTTAAGACCTTGTGCGTTTGGGTTATTCAAAAACTGAATAACATTAACAATCTCTTCTTTGCTTGTTAGCTGACTAACAATATGTCGCTGAATCCCATCAGCTACACCATTAACCCTTTTTGTAACGCCTAACATAAGATCGCTTGATTCACTGTTAGACATACCTGCAATAACCGCCCCTTGCTGTGCAGTTACAGAATCTTTATAAGCTTTAACAACTTCATCAACCAGACTGCTAGGGTCAGCGCCACTTGCTGTAGCGTCTGCGCTTTTCATAATATTAGAATTAGAGTTTTTGCCAGAGTTTGCAGCAACACGCGCTTCCTGAATAGACTTAGTAACTTTGATCGAAGAAGCGCCAACGGCATCCCCCATGTACTCATTGGCATATTGCGTAAACTGCTCGAAGGTTGATGGGTCAGAAAGAACATCTTGAAAGTCTTTTCCAAGAGCATTTTTTATTTCTTCTGAAAGACCGCCTAAGTTCCCCATATCAACGGCTGACTGGATTTCTAGCAACTCCATGTGAGTAAAATTGCCAGTCTCAATAACACTTCTTAGAGTGCCACGCGCTATTGCAACATTGTCAAACTTAGAATTTAGCTTTGTTGAGCTAGCAGTTACTAGCTGAGAGTTAGCCATATTCTGATCGTCAACAGCGCCTTGCTTAAGGATAAGCTGAATTTGCTCAGTGTTGCCTGTTCTTGCAGCAATCTCTAATGCAGCCTGTCTTTCTTGTATTCTTAAATTATAAGCATCAACCTGCTCTGCTCTCTCTCTAGTTAAAGCCTTTAAGCTAAGATTGTGGGCATACCCCTGCTTTACAGCCTGACCAACTCTTACAATCTCATTGCTAAACACTGTGCTTGTTTCAGTGTTTGCCATTTGCGCAATGTATTCTGATGCTGCTTTGTTAAACCCAGAAGGGCTAAGATCGTACTTAAGTGCAAGCTCTTTCATCTTGCCATCAATTTGAGTTCCTAACTCTTGCTCAAATCTTGTAAGCAATACGTTTTGGTAAGCCTGTTGAGCAACACGACCTAAGCCTTTTGGCCCTTCGTGAACTTCTGGCAATCCTGTGGAGGGGTCAAGTGCCATCACCTGCTCACCAGACAAAGCATTAGCTAAATCAATGCCACGTTTTTCAGCATCTTGAACTGCTCTTTTATAAGCAACCGCTTCGGCCTTTGCTGCGTTTCGCGCTATTGCCTCGCCAGTAATTTGACCTGCGGAAGATGATCGCGCAACGCCAATGGGCGAGATTCTAAACTCACGCTTTTCTCTAATCATTGCCATTGCTTATTTTCCTATTTCTTGTAATCGCCATAATCAGCAATGCCTTTGCCGATTGTAGTAAACGCGGAGATTGTTGCAGCTTGTTGCCTAGCTCTGCCCTCAACCCTTACTGTTGTTGCTTGTTGCCTTAACTTCATAGCCTCGAACATTCCCATAAGATCAGACGTTCTAATGTCTTTGCCCAAGGTTTCTTTTTGCGCCCCAAGAAAAGCTTCAACAGATCGGCTAGATACATCCCTTCCGCTAGCATAAACGGCTGCAATATTAGCAGAAGTATTTCTGTCGTAAGCCTCTCGTCTAGCAGCATGGCGCTGTCGAGTCTCTATCTCACTTCTTACTTTATCGGTTTCTATATTAAAGGCATCTAGGTCAGCAGACTTTTTTGCTGCCGCACCTGCTTGCATTTCACCCATCGCGCCAATGATGGAAAAGATTAAAGGGAGTGCCATTAGATTATTAGCTCCGCTATTAGCCCATTGATCTGCATATCAAGGGGGTGATCCTGCTCAATAGTTACCTGTGGGTTTCGATTGTAACCTAGCAACCTAAATTCTTTTTTGCCAGTAAATCCGCTTGTTGTAACAAGTGGCCTACTGTTTATCTTAGCCGATCTAGTGTTTTTCATATCTACAACCACATTGGTTATGCCGCGAATCTCGCCTGTGGTTGGGCCATTACCTGCTGAAACATCAATTGGATTTGTTACAAGCTTGGCTGTAAACTTTTTACCAGTGTAGATATGTGTGTATCCATGACCTGCGTAAGCTGTTAGATCAACCTCATCGTTGCTGTTGACAGTAAACTGACCAAGTGATGACAGCGTTGTCCCATCTGTAGCAATGACATCTACAACATCGTTCTGGCTGTAGAGGGCGCTTACATCAACTTTGTTTGAAGATATTGCCCCATAGATATAGAAGTCTAAGCCAATGTCGCCTCTAAACTCACACAGTTGCAGTTTGTTTTCTGAATCGTAAGCATTAACAAAGAGTCTGTCTTCTATTGCACAGACAGAACCAAAGCGCCCATTTGTTGTTACCCTAGACCATGATGCCCTCTTCTCTGCCCTGTTAGAAGAAAACAGAGTCATATCACCATCACCAAGAGTCAAGGCTGCGTAGGAATCTGGCAAGCCAAACCCACTATGCACAACGGCTAGATAGGTTGGAGCATTGATTAAATGAGAGGCAATCGTAGAAACAGATGTCGCAGTATAGGCTTCTTCTGTGTCAGTGTAGATATACTCCCGAATAATCCTACCATTATTCTGCACAAAGATTGTTGCGCCGTCTATCGACATAGGCTCAACGTGTTCGACCCCATATGGTGTCTGCTTTCGTATCTGAGCATTGGTTGGTGTAATTGCTTGGTTCAAGTAGGTCGGGATGTAAAGCTCATTAGATGCAGTGAAGACCTGCAAGTCTCTGTTTGAAACAAGATACCTTATTTCATTAACGTCACCTGTTGCAGCGACCATAGAAATAGAATCTGTATCTGCCGCATCGCCTACATCAAAGTTGAAGAACTCACCAAGCTGAGACATCCAAATGTTATCTGGCTCTGCTATTGTACCCCCAAAGCAAAGACGGTTCTCATGGAACTCCACTGCCGCAGGATAGCCCCTCTTAGCTGACCAAGACTGTTCGTCCCAATCTGCTGTTGGCGCATGGGTAGTAACTTTTACAAAGCCACCACCGTCTTCTGCGCTTGATGCACTACCTCCTGCAGTTATGGTGTATGTGTTCTCGTCGATGATTGTTCCAACGGTTCGGCTACCATTTAGATTTCCTGCATTAATGCCGCCTGTAGCAGAGGCTTCTGATATGGTGATTGCTTCGCCGCCACCAAAGCCATGCGCAATATGAGTTACCTCTACTGTGGTGCTGCCATCAATTGACCTCAATGGGTTTAGAACAGAAAGCCTAACCTTTAGCGAATCAACAACATTGCCTGTTGCCTGAGTCGCAGACTGCACACTTGTTATATCAATCTCATTGCCGCCATAGCGAACAGTTGTTCCAACATGAAGTGAGTTAGGATAGTTGCCACCACTCTGAGAGCCAGTTGTGTCCCAATAAGACGCACTTGTTGTAAGCGTTATTCCGTTGCCACTTGTAGCTGATGGGTCAAGTGTAACGCCGTGAGCTTGGAACTTAGAATAAGGCTGATATGTTTTCTTGTTATCGGCCCTTTGATCGAAGCTGTAGGTTGATACCTCAAAGCTTGTTAGGCTTGTGCGGGTTAGCATCCTTGGCGCAAAGAGAGGATGCGAGATAAACATTACATCGCCATACTGCGCTGTAGTGTATTCTTTTAGATAATCTTGATCGAAAGGAAGTGCAGCGCTGCTTGTATCTGCTGTAATCGTTGCAACAAGAGAAACCGTATCCGAGCCATTTATTAGTCGAAAACATCTTACTTTCTGGTGTTCTATCGAAATGATGTATTCTTCGTTTTCATCAAATACAAACGGATAAAGGTGAGATTGCTCTGGATTGCTTGAGCTATAGGTAATGCTGTAATCGTAGATGTGCTTCATGCCATAGCGTTTTTTAACAGACCCTTCTGCCATAACCACCATGTTCTCAAGTCTTTGTGCTGATGCAGTATAGACAGCCGTATCAGTCCTCATAATGAGGGAATCACTTACTTCACCATACTGAAAGCTGCTAACTGGTACTCTGATCTTCTGCATTAGCTGCGCCTTTCAGCAATGAACCTCGAAGTGTTTAGCTTGCGTGTTGTTTGTTGCTGTGAGTCAAGCCTACGCGCCTTGATAAGCTGACGCTCTGCCCTGTTTTCCATTGCAGTGCCAAGCTGTGCATCCCTTGCTAAAGATATTGCAAATACGCTAGCAACAGCAAACTCAACGGCAAGAGTAAAGTAAGGAGGCCAATTGACTTCTTCTGCTCTAAAGATGTAATCCGCAATAACTTCATCTGTAGATACAGCATCGCAGTAAACTTTATCGCCATATGTATCATACTCAATTGCCTGTTCCTCTACAGTAATTGCATTGAGCATCAATGTGCCAGATGGCATTTGATATGCAGCATCCCAACGTCCTGTTGGGGCTGTTGATAATCTGTTAAGAACCGCCTGATTAGTCGCAAATCTCCATCGTGTGTTTGTCAGAGAAGACCGCGCTATATCTTCATAGATCGCATCTGCGACAGAAGACTCAGCAGTCCCATCCGTAAATGATTGAATCGCATCACCGCCTATAAGCAATGATGCGCGTGAACAAATCTTAATCGCTGTGTTTGCATAATCTGGCATGGCAGTATGGGGGCCGAAGCCCCCATCCCTTTATTAATCGCCGTCTGTTTCAACAACGGCTGTGCCGTCTGAAACATCGACTACAGTGCCAGTGTTCGAGAGAACATTAACAAAGTTGGTTGTTGGGACATTGGTGTCACAAACAATAATTAGGTCACGAACAGCTAGCATATTTGCTGCGCTGTTAAAGTAACCTGCGGAGTTTACAGTCGCAATTGCGTCTGCGCTTGTATACATCCACAAACTTCCGTTTGAGTCACCACCAATTCGAGCTAGTCCACTTGCTGCATAAGCCATGTTTTACTCTCCTTAGTTATTGTCGAGGACTTCATAGACGCCATCATCATCAATAACGACAGCCCCCATTGACATCATCGAGGTTGCGAGGTGTGAGACTTTTTCTGCAACATAGTTGACCTCAGTTTGAACATCAGAGTTGATGCCAAGGCCAACAGCGTTTGTGTGGTAAGCAAAGTTTTTGCCACCTGCAACCGCAGACGTTGAGAAGATTTTAAAGCCCAAGAACTCTTTCATGGTGATGCCACCTGCGAAGGGCAGGTTTTGATCGCCAACGAAATCAGAAGATGCAAACTCTGTGATGTTATACAGATCAGCAAATCCCGCAGGAGACATCGCCAAGAAGCGTTGTCCGTCCTCTGGCATGTCAGCGTTGCCAACAGTCTCAAAGAGAGAAAGCAGGTCAGCCTTTGCCAAAGCAGAGCCAGTGTTGTGGATTTGAGTTGAGTTAGCACCTGCGTCGAGAGCAGTTGTTAGAATCTCATCTGTCTTACGACCAAGCGCAGCAGCAGCAGATTGAGCTACAGCTTGACGCTCGTTGATGTTGATTTTCAACTCGTCTAGTTTATCAATGTACTCTGGTGCATAGTAGTCAGCCATAGTGACTTCGACGTTTGTATGCGCCAATTCCATTGGGGTTACGTTGCCGTTACGAGATTTCGTATTGGCTGTGCCTTTTCCGATTACTTGGAAACGAGCAGTTGAACCAGTCACATTCGTAGAGCGAACAGTGTTCCGTAGTTTAGAACCCATACGCTGATACGCCATGTGAACTTCGGTTTCAAACTGCTTGATAAAGGCTTGGTCAATTGTATTAGCCATTTTCACAGTCCTAATTGAAGTTACGGTTTACAACGGGTGTCCACTCTCGCACTTCAATAAGGGTATCCTTTCGGGCCTTTCAGTGCATTATGGGCCGTAATGAGCTATCGTAAACATTTTTTTTCACAGGATTGCAACGCACAAATTCAACATACTTGTTTTTACCTGACTCACTAATGCCTACTGGCTCAAAGCCCAACCAAGTTGCCCACTGAACCATTGAGTCGTACTCAGCAAGTATTGTCATGGTCATCCCTTCTTGGGTCTGGTCAAAGAAATTAACAAGCATCTTTGACCCACGCGCAAGCAGGGTAAAGTTTTCTTTGATCTTATCTGAAAACATACAGAACATTTGCGGATATTGCTGATCGTCAGAATAAAACAGACCGCCAACAGCTATAAAGCTCTCACCTTCTGCTCTAACAAGATAGCACTCGGATGTTTCATACATCTCAATAATAGCTTGCTCTAGGTCTGTATGCCCAAGCAGAGCAAGCTCATGTTTGTTTTCGTCGCTCAAGTTGTTAACGACTTCATCAAGTTGACCTAACGTAAAGGGGGTCATGTAATAACGCCCCCTTTTTAGAATCTTAACCTCTGTAGAGTGCTTGGAATCCTTCGGTAACTTGCTTGATGAAGTGAGGGTCGCGGTCTTTATAGTACCTTGGGTCATTCATCATCTCCCTTAGATCGGCCTCACTTTGCCCTGCGCTCGGCTGTGTTTCTGCCGTAAACGATCCATCCTTCATTGCTTCCATCACAGCTTCAAGGGCAAGGATTCCTTCGTGGCTTTCGCACATACGCTCTACCGCAGGAATTGCTTGCTCTGGAAAGAACTTGTTTGCAAACATAGATGCAGCTTGTATCCGATCATTTGCATTGTCCCCAAGCTTTGCTGCTTCTGCATCAAGGTCAGGCTCTTGACCGCCAATAGCCTGAGCATACATCTCAATGCCTTTGTTGAACTCTTCTTGAGAAAAGCCATTCTCATATGAATGATCGGCCCACCACTTCAGCAATTCATTATCAACCGCCATCTCTTCGTTCACAATGTCTGGCAGTTGGTAGTCGCCTGACGATTCTGGCCTTTCACTAAAGGCTTCGGTTTGGATTTCCTCAATTATTTTAGAGCGGATGTCCTCTTCTTTTGTGCCAAGCTTTGACTCTAGCTCCTTATATGCTTTAGCTAAGTCTTCGCCTGTGTTGTATTTTTCGGGCAACCACTCAGGTCGTTGTGGCTGACTGTCCTCTGCTACAACAAAATCACGCTCTTCTGTTGGCGCTTCTGTAGCTGCTTCGGCTGTTGCTTCGGCTACTGTCTCGTTCATTTGTTCTTACTCCTGTGCGAATGTGAGATGCGTTGCTCAATGAGGCCAACGATATATCGCTGCCCTTCTATATGTCGCAACTCTTCTGTAGTCACATTAGGCCCATTAACCATTTCAATAGTAATGGATCGCAGATACCGCAAAACTTCTTGTCCTGTCGGTGAACTAAATATATGGGCAATGTTGTGGCTGACTTCTATATCTTTGTTAGAAGGCCTCTGTATTCCGTCGATCCCAATATTAACCTTGTTCGGCAACCATCTGTCCCTGCTGTTGTTGTTGCGCCATTTGCTGCGCTAATGCAGCTATTTGTTTACGCTGTTCTTCATCACGAATCAAGCTCTCTGGCACACCAAACTTTTTGGACAGGTGAATTGCGGTCTGTTCGCCATCAATTAGAAGCTGCAACATCTCAGGGCCAAACGTCCCACCAACCAGTTCTAGGAATCTTGCTACGCTAGAAATGTCTTGATTTGATTGTGCTTGGGCCAATGGGGATACAGAGCGAACCTTAACCTCTCTACCATTAACTGTTGGCACTTCAATGCGTCCCTGTTTCTTAAGAATATAGATTACACGCTGCAATACTGGCTGAACTAGCTCTGCTTGCAGTCTGCCAAAAGCTGCGCCCATTCTGCGAGACAAATCTGCCATACGCTCTGCAACCTCTGTTGCAGTTGCAGGTGTGGTGTCAGGCTTGCCAAGCATATCATTGTACAGTGCAGTCTTGATGTTATGGCGCATATCGCTAAGAACAAGCTGCGCTACATCGAACTTACCTGCGGCTTGGATCGGTTGAAGGCCAGTTGACCCCATAGCTTTCGGTATGATTGTGCCGGGAACTAAATTTATCGTGTCAGGGTTGATTACACCGTCATCCTCCATCTGATATATGCCAGAAATCGACATTTGAGCGTTCTCAAGTATCAACTGGATGGTGAGGTTAGTGGTCTTAATGGAAGACAGCGCATTGATTAGCGGCCCTCGCCCATAAATCTCACCTGCGCACTTAGACCAACGGAAGCAAATAAACGGATTGGAGCCAAGTCCCTTCATCTCATTGGTATATAGACAGGTGTTTGTTGTCAGGCAGATTGCATATTGAAGGAAAGCATCTTCGTTCTTCTTGGAGTAATCTCTGCAAACAACCTCAAGAACGGTTGTTTCCCGATTGGCCCCCATCATTGCTTGCACCTTCGGACTAAACTTTCCTTTGGGGTACATAATCGGAAGATGATCGAACTTAACCTTCTTGCGCTCACGATAAACGTGGTCGATCTTATCATCAGGGCCAGTGTCTAGCACCACATGAGGTAGCGGTATCGCTGAGAAGTTTACTGGATTTACTGCGTCACCTTCTTCAACGCAGAGAACGCCAGTCCCAACCGCCAAGTCCATGAAGGATTCATGCACCTCTTGGCTAAAGTTTGAGTTCTGCAAAACCTCAAAAACATATTCGGTGACTTCATCTAGCTCATTATCAATAGCTTCTCTTTGATCTGGCGGCACTTCACTACCAGACATCAAGTCAGCCCATCGTGCAAAGTTGGGAACTAAGCCCGACTGCAAACGGCTAGCAAATTCTTGAACTCCAACTACAGCAGTCTCGTCAAAGATTTTGTCATCTCTACGCTGACCTGCTTCTTCATAATAGAATGACTCTCGTTGAGGCAGCGCATATTCATAGCACTCTTCAAAAAGAGAAACCCAGTTCTCACGAAAAGCTTTAGCTTTGTTGTACTTTTCGATGTACTGCTTTGCAATTGGATCGTCAGCCATTAGCCAAACCTACCTAAAAATCCTTGACCACCTGCTCTCATAAGTGATCTACGACCTGCGCCACCACGCATACCACCTCGGCGTTCAGTCCTTGACTCAATCGCTTCGGTCACATCCTCACGTTTTTTCGCGGCTCTAGCTTGAATTTCTTCTTGCTTTGCTGTATCCGCTTCAACGCGCTCTTCGGCTGCTGCTTTATTCTCTTCTTCGGTTGGGCCACCACCACCAAAACACATAACAAACTCCTTTGTTTTTTACATTCGTAAACACAGAAACAAATAAATCACAATGCACGAACTACATTCTTGCCCAAAACCCCTGCTTCTTAGGGCGTGATTGCTTAGAAAAGACATCGAAG